GGGTTTACCGCGTGGGTGCACCTCGCCCCGCCCACACCCCAGATCCTCTTCTCACCTAACTGGTTGAACCGGCATCCTCGCGCTGACGTGATTGATGTGGATGCTGCCACATGGACCCAGCAGACTGGTGAGGAACTGGATGTTGCTACCGGCTATCAGTCGCTGCCCACCTTTGCGGTACTCAACAATTCGGCCCTCAATAACTTGGCTAGCAATGCGCACACGATCGCCCAGCAATACAACGGCGCGAAGTGGGCACAGCAACGGGCGCAGCGCGCGGCGACTGCCAGCCGAGACATTGCGAACGCGGGTATTGCTGCTACACAGGCTGGGGCCGAGAACTCGATGTGGGGGAACTCCGCGAACGCCGACTCACAGTCTCGCTATAACAACATGCGCGCTACGGTGCAGGCCGCTCAGGGTGGGATGCAGGCGCTTGGTGGGGTTGTGGGTCTGAATGGTCAGGCTGTGGGCGCTGGTATTGGCCAGATGGCGACCGCTCACGTGAACGCGATGATCTCAAACTCGCAGGCACAGTCTCAGGCCCACATCCAGAACCAGCTGGTATCGGGGCAGTCGCAGATCAGTCAGCAGCAGCAGCGAGCCGTGCGTGACACGAACTACGAGTTGGCACAGTTCTCGGCGAATGGTGACTATGAGAACGCGATTGCGAGCGTTAACGCCCAGACGCAGGACATGCAGGTTATCCCGCCCTCTGTTGTGGGGCAGACGGCAGGGACTGTCACCCCCATGGTTGCGTACCAGATGTCTCTGGACTGTCGGGTGCGCATGCTTTCGTTCAACTCGATGCGCAGGATCGGCGATTTCTGGTTGCGGTACGGGTACAACATGAATGTGTGGGTGAACATGTCAAAACTTTCTTTGATGACACACTTCACCTACTGGAAGATGAGCGAGTGCTACCTGACTCGAGCCAACATGCCCGAGACTTTTAAGGGTACAATTAGAGGCATCTTCGAGAAAGGGGTCACCGTGTGGAAACAGCCGCTTAACATTGGTCGCACAAATGTGCGCGAAAATCGAATCGATAGTAACGTAAAGGTGAAGTTGAGTGACTAGGCGAACAGATTTTGTATCCCACGAGATCTACTCTCAAGTGGGGCGCGCCCCGCTTCCCTCCACCAGCGAGGGAAGACAGGCACAGCTAGAGTCCATGTACTTCCGTCAGCTGTGTGGGAAGTGTATGAGTCGATTTACGTGGGAAGGACTTCCGAACGGGATTGACCCTCGCTTTATTGAGAAGACCATTCTCGAAAACGGTTTCTCACTATTCTATTTTGATACGCTGCTGGAGTTGTTCATGTCCATGCCAGCCACCGAGACAGGTGTATGGGACATCCAGGACAATCCCACAGGATTTCGTGTCACCCGCAACGGGGTCTACTCTCGTGACGTACGAGCAGTCGACAGTGTGGTAATCTGGGGAAACCAGACCCGAGTCCCCGACATGGACGTGATCCGCGTCTACGCCTCACGACTCGCCCAGGTAGACAGGACGATCGAGATCGACCTGCTCAACGAACGCAACCCCATGATCGTCGCCTGTAACACAGACCAGAGACACACCATCTCCAACGTCATCTCCAAGATCTACGACGGTGAGCCCGTCGTATGGGGGACCGAGAACTTGGCGATGGACAACTTGGCGAGCACGATCGGGGTGTTCCCGCTCAACCAGAACGCTGGCGCTGGGGCGGTGTCGTCGATCAAGCACATGGAGTCCAAGGCAAAGATCTGGGGGGAGGCGCTCACGATGCTCGGCATCATGAACGTCAACAGCGAGAAGCGTGAACGCATGGTTGTTGAGGAGGCTGCCGCCAACTCAGGCCAGGTACTGGCGTCTCGCGAGTCGTTCATGAAGCCGCGCGAACTGGCGTGCGAGCAGATCAATGAGAAGTTCGGGCTAGACGTTTCGTGTACGTGGGCGGTTGATGACAACGCTGCCCCTGACATGAACGACATTCTTGCACAACAGAATCTACTACAGGCGAATGGGGTGAACGGCGATGCCGACGCATACACTGAGGCTTAAGGACGTTGATTTCATTACCAAAGGGCACTGGGGGCTCGACAAGTACGAGATCTTCGATGAGTCCTACCGCGAGAAACTGAACTCTCGCATCAAACGAGAGTTCTGGCTCAATGAGATCGGGCATGAAACGATCGACATCTTCATCTGGCGGATCGAACTCCGGATGGAACTCATCATGCCCCGGTATAACCGCATGTATCTGGCAGAACTTCAGAACAACGATCCTCTTGACGGTGGTGCGGGTACCAGCAGGACACGTCAGTGGGGAGACTCTAGCAATGACGGAACCAACACGAGCGCTAGCAATGGGACCGGAAGCGGGACCAGCAGGGGAAGAACGGTTGCTTCAGACACTCCGCAGACGCGCCTTGCTGGCAACGGCGATTATGCCTCAAGCATGTCGGATGCGACGAGTGAGAACTCGAACAAGAGTACGAGCACGAGTTCGGGGTCCACAAATTCTCGCAGCCACTACGACAACAACCAGTCCAGTGAGTCGAGTCAGCGGGGCTCCAGGGCGCAGATGATTGCGCAGTACAGGCAGACGTTGATTAATGTTGACAACTTCATCATCGAGGAACTCCGAGACCTTTTCCTAGGTGTTTGGGACCTTGACCACCCACTTACACACTCGAACCTTTATGGAGGATACTATGGCTAATGTGAACGACATCATCAACTCGGTTGATCGTGCTATCTGGCGCATTCAGAACTCTCAGGTTAACAACGTTACGCCCTTTACGTACCGGGATGGCCTTACGTATCTTGAAGTGCTTGAGCGCATCCGAACAAGCGTTATTGAGACAATTGACTATGTGGGCAAGTTTGGTGATGAGCAGAAAAAGATCATCGAAAACCTCAACGAGAAAGTCTCTACATTCATTACCGAGATGGAGAAGACTCACGACGGGTGGAACAAGGACATTGAGGCCAAGCGCACAGACACCCTGCGTACCATTGAGGACTTCAAATCTCGACTCATTGCGGTCGCTCTAACCCCCGCAAGGTCTTCACGATACAATCTGGATAACGCTTTTATGGGTGCCCAGATGATGGATGGGAAGACCCAGTACCTAGCCACAATTAACCTCACTGAAAAGATGGAAGGGAGAATTGATGGTGTCAAGACGGCTCTGGACGAGCAGATTGCCAACCTCTCTAACAGCTACTACAACAAGACGTACCTGGACTCCGAGTTTCAGCGGGTCGACAAGCGAAAGCACGCCATCATTGTGGGGTCCAGCAACGTCGTTTCAGGCAACAGTCGCTGGGCTGAGCGGGTCTGTGAGCACTTTGGTTATACGGCACACAATTTTGGTGTTGGTGGCGGCGGATTTACGTCTGGTGTTGCCGCAAGGTTTGACACACAGCTAAATCAGGCTGCTGCAGACAACTCCTTCAGAAATGACCAGGTTGGCCTGATCCTTATCGTAGACATGTTGAACGATATTCGCGCCAACTACAATGTGCATGACAACGCCGCTAACTGTGCCCAAATTATTCAGACAAACTGGCCTACGGCTAAGGTAAAGATGGTCCCAGTCATCTGGAACAAGTCGTCACTTAACATTCAGGCCTCTTATATGGGACAGAACATCTCGCGATCCATTCAGCGCGCAAAAAAGGCCATGAACTCAGTCAACCTCGCAGTGTGTGACGGCAGCGTGTCCTGGTTCTGGGAAGCCAACGACTATGGCGAAAACCATGTTCGCGGCGATGACGAGGTACACCTTCCCGACGCATCATACATTGAGGCTATGCACAGAACCATCGCCTGGATGGAGGGCGACAGTGGGTGGAAGAACTATGGGTGGCGATCCCTTGAGGACTATGGTGTTGAAGGTTGGGGCCCCAAGAAGGACTCAATGAAAAACCTTCTCATCTCTCGCGAGGGAACAACAGTCTCGCTTCAGGGCACGTTTGGGGCGAGTACGGCCGTACCTAACGACTCGTACATCTGGTCAATCCCCTCTTGGGCGTACCCCATCGAGGAGAAGACGATATTCGCGTTCGACCATGACAGGAACCCCTGCATGTTCACCATCAACTACAAGGGACAGTTGCAGACGCGTCAGGCCCTAAGGGTTGGTGTGGGGTACTTCTTTACCAACACGTACAGAATCTGGTGACGATCCGTAGGTGAGCCTCCTGCTACAATCGTAGCAGGAGGTTCACTTATGGCATGGGATGAGCAACACAAGAAAGTTGCTATCAAGGTAATTGGCACTGTCGAGTCAAACATGGACTATGGCGCCATCAACTACAACGACCCAATTACTGTGGGTATTGCGCAGTGGTTCGGCACGCGTGCTGCAAGCCTGCTACACTCCATCCGAAACACTCAGCAATGGCAGCAGAAGATGAATGGCTCCACACTCGACATCAACGGACTCTCACGCCACAAGGCCGACGACCCGTGGTGGAACACGTTCTACCTCTCCCGCTCATATGATGTGGCGCTCAGGGAATGTCTCAAGGCAAACAGTGCGACGCAGGACGCTCTCCTGGTAAAAGACATTGAAGGCTACACGTCCGTCGCCATCCAATACGGGCTTGACTACAACAACAATACCGACGCCTTCATTCTGTGGGCCTGCGCGTACCATCAAAGTCCCAGACAGGCCCTGAGGGTGTTGATGCGCGGTGGCGGTGGAATGGGGTTGCGCGCCATGTACTCTGCCATCCTCGCCGACGGTGTCCTAGGCCAGTACAAGACCCGCTACGAAAAGGCCTACGCCATCATCTCCTCCGGCGACACCAGTGGCGTTGGTAGTGGTGGAGGCGCTATCGGGGCAGGCGTTGGCAACGGAACAACCCTTAACGCTAACGGCAACCAGGAGATCACGATCGAGGGCGGTGAACTTGTTGTGCAAACAGACAATAGCAACGTCATGTTTGCGCAGACCAAGTTCGGTAACGTCAACCTCTACCCATGCGGAATCAACGCCTGGAAGGCCAACCTCAACGACATCAAAACGATCGTCAACGTGGCTGTTGAGCAGGCGGCTGCTGAGCAGGGTAGTGGTGGTGGTGGTGGTGGCGCTGGTGATGGTTCCGCTGGCGCCAAGGCGCTCGCTTGGATGAAGTCTCGCATCATGAAGTTTAAGTACCGCCAGGCGCCCGGCAGGCTGAACCCTGACCAGTCTGGTTTCGGCGACTGTTCCTCCACCATCTATAGGGCTTACATGGATACCTCTGGCATCAACCCTGGCACCTGGACTGGGGACATGTACTTCCGGGGGACAGCAGTCATTGAGCGGGGGAGAGGTGTCATGAGTGCTGCTCAGCAGGCAATGCTTAAACCTGGTGACGTCATCGTCATCTCCTGGGGCGGGGGCTACCCACACACAGACCACGTAGAAATGTTTGTGGGCCCCGGGCAGACGATCGGACACGGTGGAGACGGTCCGGGCCCGCACATCAACAGTATTGGCATGCTCTCTGGAGCTGCTTGGTGGACGGTGAGGCGTCATGGTTAAAAAGAAATTTAGTTACTATTCTTTTTCTAGTGTTCTCTCATACGGGGGCGTCTACAACATGATTATGGGTGCCCGTGGTCTCGGTAAGACCTACGGGGCCAAAAAGATCGTTATCAAGAACGCGATCGAAAAAGGACAGCAATTCATTTATCTGCGTCGCTACAAGACAGAACTCAAAGGAAGGAACTCATTCTTCGCTGACATCCAGCAGGAGTTTCCAGACCAAGAGTTCCGTGTAGAGGGACAGTTTGCGCAGCGAAAAGTGGGTAAGAAGTGGGAGACAATCGGCTACTTCATCCCACTCTCGACGGCGCAGGCAAACAAATCAATCGCATACCCGAACGTGTACACAATCATATTTGATGAGTTCATCATCGATAAGGGGAGTCTCCGCTACCTGCCTGATGAGGCGAAAGTGTTCATGGATTTCTACTCCACGGTAGACCGCTATCAGGACCGGGTGCGATGCCTCATGCTCTCCAACTCCGTGTCTATCATGAACCCGTATTTCATCCGATTTCACATTGAACCGAAGCAGGGCATAAGCCGACACGCCGATGGATTCATCGTCACCGACTTCGTGGACTCCAAGGAGTTCGCCAACGAGGTCGCGCACACTCGTTTTGGGTCCTTTGTTGTTAACTACGCGGAAGACTATGCAGACTACTCCATTAACAACGAGTTCGCCGACAACTATGACGACTTCGTCATGAAGAAAACCGGTAAAGCGCAGTACCAGTTCACACTCCGCACACCACAAGGCACCGTCTCCATCTGGACTGACGGGGGAACCTGGTTTGCCCAGAAACGCATCCCGAAGGGCCCTCAGGTAAAATGGGCCTACAAGGTTACCGACCTTCGAGAAGGTGAAAGGCTGCTCCTTTACGGCGACAAGGTTCTATCAATCATGCGCACTGTATACCGAAAAGGTCGACTTTTCTCTGACTCTCCTGAAACCCGAAACATGTTCGCGGAGATATTCGTACGATGATAGAAATCCCTAAACTCACGATCGACATAGCAGTAGTCACAGGCGTCATTGCCCTCATCGGCATAACCGGCCGCCTCATCTACCGCATCAGTCGATACCTCGACCACATGTCCTGTATGCTAGAGGCCTGGGAGGGAACTCCCGAACGACCTGGTGTCCTGGACCGTCTAGATGACATCGAAGACAAAATCAAAGACGTGCAGTACCACGTCAA